TACGAAACTAAGACAATACAAAAACTATTAGGTAAAACTAAGGGATAACATGGCTACTTCAGGTACTACTACATTTACAGTTACCAGAGATCAAATTATTGAGGCTGCACTACGTAGTTTAGCAGTTCTTGAAGAAGGTGCTACACCAGGGCCTAATGCCCTAGAGAATGCTTCTTTCTCTTTAAATCTTATTTTAAAGAAATGGCAATCAGAAGGTATTAAACTATGGACTATTAAAGAGTATGTATTACCTTTAGTTCCTAATCAAACTTCTTATACTATAGGACCTTCAGCATCTTATAATTTAAATGCTGCTAAACCTTTAAGACTTATCCAAGCGTACTTAAGAAACTTATCTAATGCTACATACTCAGTAGGTGAGATTTCTTTAACGTCTGGTGGTACGGGTTATACAGTACAACCAACTAATCCAGCTGCTACTACTGGTGGTACTGGTACAGGTGCTACATTTAACTTAACCTTTACTGGTGCTTCTGTTACAAGTGTAATGCTTGCTAATACAGGTGGTAGTGGCTATGCTGTAGGTGATGTACTAACAATGACTGGTGGTACCTTTACAACACCATGTACTGTTACAGTAGACACTCTTTTAAGTGTATTTACAGACATGCCAATGACTGTTATCTCACAACAAGAGTATAATATTTTAGGTGCAAAGCAATCACAAGGTAACGTAAATACTGTATATTATAAATCTTGGAGAGACTATGGGGAACTAAGTGTATTCTTAACTCCTAATACTTTTACAGCTCAGAATTATAATTTACATCTATTTGTACAAACACCTATTGAAGACATAACATCAGCTAACCAAAACTTTGACTTTCCTTCAGAGTGGTTCTTAGCTCTTAAATGGAATTTAGTTGCAGATCTTGCTTCAGATTATGAAAAGACTCTTAATGATAAACAATACTATGAACAAAAAGCAAGTATGCTTAAGAATGAATTAATGGATTGGGATATTGAGTGGACCTCAACATTCTTCCAACCAGATGTAAGGGGTGGATATAACAGGAGCTTTAGATAATGCCTATTGTTAATATTCCATTAACATCTCCTATAAAACAACGTACTAATGATATTAGCAAAGATGCTAAGATGGTTAACTGTTATAAAGAGACTATGGCTGATGGTAGAACATTAGCTGTTAAACGTCCAGGTAAGGCTGCCTATACAATTACACCAGCTCTTCCTACATCAGGGGAGGGTTTATGGTCATATAATAATAATTTATATGCTGCCTCTGGAGGTAAACTATTTAGAATTACTAGTGGTACATCTACACAATTACTTACAGGTATGAGTGGAGAAAATGTAAGCTGGGTAAATACTTTAGATACAGGTAGTCCACATCCTTACATGGTATTTCATGATCAAGTAACTGGTTGGTACTTAGATGCTGTAGGTAACATTTATGACATGCGTAAACAAGTAGCTGGTGTTACCTTAGTAAGTGGTGGTACAGGATACCCTACAACAGGTACTTTTAGTGTTACAGGTTCAGTTAGTGGTAGTGGTGCTGTAGGGACTTATACTGCTTCAGGTGGTATTATTAATAATGTTACATTAACAAATCCTGGTTCTAACTATGCTGGTACACTAACAGTTGTATTTTCAGGAGGAGGAGCCTCTGCTGTAGCTAATGCTTATTTAAATGCATTTCCAGCAAACCCTGTTCCAGGTCTAGTATACCTTGATGGTTATGTATTTGCAATGGATTCTCAAGGACAGATCTTTCAATCTGATAATGAAAATCCAAGTCAATGGGATCCTTTAAACTTTACTTCAGCTAAATCAGAAGCAGATGAAGGTAAAGCTATAGCTCGCCATCTTAATTATGTTATAGCATTTAAAGAGTGGACAGCTGACTTTTTCTATGACTCTGGAGCTGCACAAGGTTCTGTACTAGCTATTAACCAATCTGCTCATATGGAAATTGGATGTGCTGATGGTAACTCAATTCAAAATCCAGAACAAACTTTAATCTGGATGGCTACTGTTGTTGAAGGCGGTAGATCAATTATGATTCTAGAAGGACTTCAACCTAGAAAAGTATCTACTAAAGCTGTAGAAAACTTCTTAAATGCTAGTAATTTAACTGGTACATATTCTTGGTTATACAAAATAGCTGGTCATACATTTTATGGTTTAGTACTTACTGATCAAAATGTAACTCTTGTATATGATTTAGCAGAAGATACTTGGCATTATTGGACTACAAGTACTGACTATGTTGGTGGTGATGAGCATTACTTTGAGTGTTCTTTTGTAACTCAATTTCCATTTAACAGTGGTAACTTTTATGTATTAGATGCTATTAATGGTTTAGTATTTACATTAAGTCCTAATAACTATGTAGATCCTTTTGGACCTATTAGGATGCGTGTAGTAACAGATCGTTTAGATTTTGATACGTATGCATTTAAAACAGTATCTGGTTTAACTCTTTATGGAGATACCATTAATGATGTTCTTAATATACGTCATACAGAAGATGATTATACAAATTGGTCTCAGTATAGACAAGTGCAATTAAACTTACAAAAACCTGGTTTATATCAACTTGGTAGGTTTAGACGTAGAGCTTATGAATATCTATATCAAGGTAGTAATCCTTTCCGTTTAGAAAAAGTACAATTTAATATTAATGGTAGACTAGATCCAAGCTCAGAATAATGAATGTAATTATAGTACCACAAGAACATAGACACATTATATTTCCTAAAGTAAAACACTATCTAGAAAGAGCAGTTGCTTTATCTGGTAGTAGGGCTACTATTAAAGAAGTTGAAAACAATGTACTAAATAAAGAACACCAACTTTGGATTGCTTTTACAAATGATGGTAACATTGTAGCTACTGCTGATACAGAAATTATATTATATGGAACTGGGACTAAAACATTAGTAGGACATTTTATTGGTGGTAAAGATTTAGAGTCTTGGAAACAACCTATTGTAGATGCAATGGCTATGTTTGGTAAAGCAGAAGGTTGTTCTAAAATTGAATTTACTGGTCGTCGTGGTTGGACTAAACCATTAAAACAGATAGGCTGGAAAGAAACGTATCGTGTATATGAATATAATTTGGAGACGCAACAATGATTAATTTATTTAACTGGGTAACTCTTTTAGTAGAGTCTTTTACATTCTATGGTGGTGGTGGTAAAGGTGGTGGTGGTAGTTCTCAAACTTCTACTTCACAAGCTGTAGACTTTTTTGGTGTAGACAAACGAGCAAAGTATGAAGACATGCTTTACAAATATGTATCAGGAGACGCTGCAACTTTAGCTAATGTTAAAAATGAACCTGGTTATAAATTTGGATTTGATATGGGATTAGAAGCTTTAAATAGAAACTTTGCAGCTACTGGTGTAGGTCCTACAGGATATCAGAGTATTGCTTTACAAAACTATGGGCAAGGTTACGCACAAAACTATATTAATAATAAGATTGGTAACTTAACAGCTCCATCAGGTGCTGGTATTAGCTTAGGTCAAAACTCAACAACAACAGCTTCTTCACAAGGTGCTAATCCATTATGGAATGTAGCAGGAACTGCTATTGGTGCTATATATTCTGATAAAAATCTTAAAACTAATATTAAATATATTAAAACTATTAAAGGTATTAAAATTTATAGCTTTAATTATATTTGGTCTCATGTTAAATCTATTGGTGTTCTTGCACAAGATATTCTTAAGATGCCTGAATACAAGCATGCGGTAACTTCTACTAGTCTTGGTTACACTGTAGACTATTCTAAATTACCTATCTAATTAAAGGATTATATTATGGCAACATTTAGTTCTGGATTTGAAGCAGGTCTTCAGTTAAGAAAATACCTAGATGATAAAAATAGGGAAAGTCAAGCTACTGAAATTTATAATAAAAACAGAGGTATTAATACTAAAGATATAGTACCTGATGGTTTTGTAGCTCCTCAATCTGTGCCTCCTGATTATACACAACAATCAGGTTTTGGTGGTCAACAAGTAATGATGCCTAAAGGTGCTATTGCTATGACTGAAGGAACTACTAATCAAGAAATGCAACCAAGAGGTCCTGCTGGTATTCAAGATGGTAATGTAACTACATATCCTTATCAAGAAGGACAACCTATTCAGAATACATCTCCAGTAGGGACTTCTCCTTTTAATACTACAGAGCCTGTGACTCAACAAGCTCCTAATTATAATGTAATGAATGGCTATCCAGCAGGGGCTCAACCAAGTGCTGAGCCTAGTGGTCCTGCTATGCCTAATGTTATTACTCAAGATTACGATGCTAATACTCCTAAAGAAGTTAAAGATAAGCTAGCAGCTGCTCAGACAGAAGATGAATATAATAGTATTTTAAATGATTATAAAAAGTCTCAACAACCTAAAGAGTCTAGTTTTTATGACAAGACTGTTGCAGAAGTTACATCTGCTAAAAATAAAGTAGAATCACATCAAGAAGAATTAGCTCGTATTAAAAAAACAGCTAATGATATGAGAGCTGCAGGTCTTTGGAAAGAAGCAAACAATTTTGAAAGTAAAGCTGTTGAAACTCAAAAGAATTATTATGAAGCTACAAATGAATATAATAAAGTTGTAAGTAAAGCTTTAGAGACTAAAGCAGGTTTAGCTAAATCATATTTAAATGCTCTTGAAGCTGGTGTAGATCCTGAGTTTGCTTTTAATCAAACATTAATGAAAGCTCATAGCATGGGCATACCTGACCTAGATCAATATAAATCTATGGATCAAACTAAACGTGCTCAAGCTGCTCAAATGATTGTTGATGATGCTATTTCAACTAAAGACAGACTTAGAACTGATCTTGAGATTATGAAGGAAGAAAATAAAAAACAAAAGCTTAATAAAACTATAGCTTTAACTCAAGAAACAAATCTTATGAAAGACCGTTGGAATACAGAAAAACGAAACTTATCAGAAAAGTCTTTTGATTTAAAAGTTATTAAGACTAACTTTGATATGGCTAACCAAACTGTTAAGAATACTCAAAGAGACCTTAAAGCAATTCAAGATCGTTTAGATTTAATTAAAGACGGTTCTGTAATTAAAGATGACTTTGGTAATATTATGTCACCTGCTGAATCACAACGTGAGGCTCAAATTTTAACAACACAACGTACTAATCTTCAAGATAGGTTAGTTGCTGCTGAAGACTATGCTGCTAGTGTTAAACAGTATGTTCCTTCTAAAGATCTAAAAGAAATTGAAAAGGCAGATAAACCTAACAAGTTAGCACCTAAAGATGTTAATCTTTTAGTTACTGCTATTAATAGTAATCCTGATCAATTAGATGTTATTAGAAAGAACTTTGAAGATTTACATCCAGGTCTTAAATTAGAAGACTATGTTAAGTTAAATATTCCAGGTAAAAAACCTGTAGATAATAGAGAGACCTTAAAGTCTTTTGAAGGTTCTCCAAATCGTGTAAAAGTTGATGTAACTAAATCATCAAAACCTATGGAAAAAACTTATAGAGATCCTATTACTGGACAAGAGATTTCACAATCAGAGTTCCGTAAAAAATACGGTGAAAATCCTAAGTAATAATTAAAGGAGTTTTAATGCCTGAATTAAATCCTTATTTAAAAGGAATTGATACACCTGCATCTTCATCTCAAGCTAATATTGATAATTACTTAGAGTTCTTATCAAAAGCTGAAGGTGCTGACTACGATACTATTGTAGGCGGTGGTAAATTTAAAGACTTTTCTAAACACCCTGGAGTTGTAGGTACGACTACCAAGGAAGGCCCTTCTACGGCTGCAGGAAAGTTTCAAATAACTAAAACTACTTATGATGATATAGCACCTAAAATAGGTGTTACTGACTTTAGTCCTGAGAGTCAAAAGAAAATTGCACTTAAACTTATTGAAGATAAAGGTGCATTAGAAGATGTTCAAAAGGGAGACTATGAAGCTGCTAACGCAAAGTTAGGTAAAGTTTGGGCAAGTCTTCCATCAAGTCCCTATAAGCAACCAAAACGATCCCAAGAATGGGTAGAGGAAACTTTAAAAGCCACAATGCAGAATGTTGCAGACAAAGCTGATACAGCTCAACCTTTACAGGTGTTAGATCGGCTTGATTCTAGCGACAATCCTTATCTTAAAGGTATTACATCTAAAGCAAAAACAATGGATGTTCAGCCTGAATCTGAGACAGAGAATCCTTATAGAAAGGGGATTGCTGTAGATAATCCTTACCTTAAAGGTGTTCAACCTAAGGAAGAGATTAGTGCTACTAGATCATTTGGTAAGTCTTTTGTAGGCAGTGCTTCTAAAGCTATTGCTGCATCTCCTGCTATGGCTCTTGGTGCTGAGTTAGGTGTAGAGGCTGGCTTATTAACTGGTCCTTATGCTCCTATTGCAGCTCCTGTATTAGGTCTTGTAGGTGGTGTAGGTGGATACTTAGCTGGTGAACAAGCTGTTAGTGCAGCTTATGATAAGTTTGTACCTGAGTCTGCTAAAAAATATATAGGCTATGATAAAGCTACTCGTGAAGCAGAGATGGCTGCTAACCCTGAATCATCTTATGCTGGTGAACTAACAGGTAATGTTGCACTATTTAGACCTGGATCATTAGCCAACATAACTCTTCCTGGTGGTAAAGTAATAACTCCTCTTGCTCAACGAGCTACATTAGCAGGTGTTTCTGGAGGTATTGAAGCTGGTTCAGAAGCATTATCTGGTGGTAAATTAAATCCTCAACGTATTGCAGAAGCAGCTGCCTTTGGTGCTATTGCTGCTAAACCTACAGCTATTACTCGTCATGCTGACAAGTTAGCTTCTAACCTTATGTCTAAAATACCTGGAACATCTGCTTATGAAACTAGATTAGCACAAGGACTTGAAGTTGATCGTGCTATTAATCGTACGCAAGAACGTACGTCTGAAAGTATTACTCAAGAACGTGTGGCTCCTGAGCAACGAGATTTATTCCAAGAAGAATTAACTCAAGCAGAACAAATACAAAACAGAGGTCAAGTATTTGAACCTGGAGCTACTAGAACTACACCTACAGATGCTGTAATTCGATCAGAACAAGATATTGATCTTGCTAAGATGGACGCTAAACAAACTCGTTCTAAAATTGAAGAGAAGCTTCCTGATGTACGTAATCGTGAACAACTTACTATGTCTATTGAAGGACAGAAACGTCAAGATAGATTATTAAGTGACAGAGAAAAAGCTGAAGAACTTCGTATCTTAAAGTTAAGTATTGCTAAAAAAGAAAACTTAGCTAGAGGTATGGAAAGAGAACCTCTTAATGTTGTCTTACAAGATACTAGAAATAAAGATGCTTATAATAATCTTAAAAATAAAGAAGGTTTTCCTAAAGATGGTACTCAAGCAGAGCAGTTAGTTTTCTTACGTAAGGACATAGACAATACTATATATGGTCATAATACTTTAAGAGATCGACCTTCTGATCAATCATCTTTTGGTGTTAGAGACTATGTTGTTAGTGAGTTTAGACGTATGGGTGAACGTGCTAGAAGCGAAGGTTTGTTTCCACAACTACGTAGAGACTATGTAACCCATGCTTTAGACTTTACTGATTCTGTTTTAAATAGAGAACAACAAAAAGCTTTATCTGACTATTTATATGCTAATACTAGTGAGTCTAGATTTGTTAGAGACTACTCACAAGCACGTAAATTTAGGTACCTTCGTGATCTTGAGAATGCTTTACGTCAAGCAGGGGATGAGCTTGGTATAAATACTCGTGGTATTAAAGTACAACGAGACATAGCTAAAGTTATGGAAATCTATAAGAATGCTATGGGTAGAGCTATTGTAGAGAAACGATTAGTTAACTACTTACTTAAAACTAAAATGGATGGTTCTCCTGTAATAGAACTTGGTTATGGTTCCCCTATTGCTGGGCAAGTAAAGGAACTTCCTATTCTAACTAACAATATAGAACTTGGTTTTAAAAATAACTATGTTAAATTTACAGGACAGGGCTCTGATGTATTGCAAGATGTTATGGTACATCCTGACTTTAAAGATATCTTAGGACATGTCTTTAAACAAGATAGTCCAAACGCTTTGCTTGATGCATTTAAATCTGTGTCTATGTTATCTAAATTTATGAATACTGCAGGTTCATTGTTTCATGCAACATCATTAGCAGTAGCACAAGCTACAGCTTCTCCTAAGTTATTCTTAAAAGAAATGATGACTGGTGGTAGTGGTATCCGTGCTGCTTTAAAAGACCTAGAACATAGAGGTGTTGGAGCACAGGGTCAATTACTTATTAAAGGTGGTTTAAAGGTAGCTACAGAGGACGTACAGCGTACTATTATAGGTGATGCTGCAGGTACAGCAGATAAGCTAATTGGTGACCATCTTGCTCGTGGAAAGAATGTAAAAGTTCTTAGACAAATGAGTGATCCTTTAGAGAATCATTTCCTTAATCATATGAATAGATTTACATGGGATTACATGCATGCTGGTGGTAAACTAAATCTAGCACAGCACTTCTTTACACAAATTAAATCTAAACATCCTGAGATACCTGATGATCAAATTGCTTCTGAAGTAGCTAGTTTTGTTAACAATACATTAGGTGGTTTAAATTGGTTACAAGTAGCTAATCAAGTAGAGAATAAATTTCTTAAAGGCTTTGCAATTAAAGCTATGAAGTTACAAAACAGAGACTGGGCACAGATTGTATTGTTTGCTCCTGACTGGACTGTATCTACATTAAGATCATTTACTAAGGCATTGCCTAAAGAATTAATGAAACCACAAAATTGGGAGTTAAGAGCTGGTGTTAAAGGGCTTATTGATCCTACAAATAATAGTGACTTAGCACGTAGATATGTATTAACTACAGGTTTACTATGGTTAACTATTCTTAATGGGTTTAATATGGCATTTACAGGTAGACCTATTTGGACTAACAAAGATCCAACTCGTGTAGATTTAGGTGATGGTACAGCTATGCAAATGGCTAAACACTCTATGGAAGCAGCTCACTGGTTACTAGATCCTGAGAAGACACTAGGTAATAAGCTAGGGTTTATACCTAAGGGAGTTATTACTATGACTACAGGTAAAGCATACCCAAGTCCTAAGGCACCTATGGTTAAAGATAATACAACTCTTGGACGTTTGGTTCATTCAGCTAAGGCTGCTCTACCATTCCAAATTAGTGCCGCTGCTGCCGCTCCTCCAGGAGAAGGTGGTAAACGTGCACTAGCAAGCTTCTTGGGTGTACCTATCTATGGTCAAACAGATAAAGCTAACTCTACTGCTGAAGTATTAGCAGAACGTAAGGCTCAACGTAAAGAAACTAGAAATAAAAATAGACTTGAAAAACTAGAACAGCAATATGAGGAATCAAAATGGCAACAGGATTAGCACCAATACCTAACCAACCTGTAGGTAACTCTCATGAATGGAGAGAATGGTTTTTTAATTTATGGGAATCTCTTGGTGGAACACAAGGTCAAATCTTTTTTACAGATTTAAACTTTACAGGATCTAATATAACTGATATTCAAATTAGAACACATAATAGCTTACAAGGTTTACAAGGGGGTAATGTAGGGGGTACCGAGTATTACCATTTAGATGCTACACAATATGCTAAAGTAGTTGCTTTACCTACAGGAATATCAGCTACTATTACAACGGCTCCTCTAACTTTAGCAGGTACTGCAGGTAGCATGACCTTTGTTAATGGACTTTTAACTGCACAAACACAGGCGACTTAATTATGGAAATGAAACTTAAACGATTTGAATTTGGTAAAACATTTACTATTGGTAAATTATATATAAATGGTATATATCAATGTTTTGTGTTAGAAGATGTTATAAGACCTAAAGGGGAGAAAGTACATGGACAAACAGCTATACCTAGTGGCACTTATTCTGTTATTATTGATCGTTCTACCAGGTTTAATAAAGATATGCCTCACATCCTAGATGTGCCTAACTTTACTGGTGTTAGAATACATTCAGGTAACTCTTCTAAAAATACAGAAGGGTGTTTATTAGTAGGTACTACTTGGTCAAGTGGTGATTTTATTGGTAACTCTAAGTTAGCTTATGATGCTTTATTTAAAAAGCTAGTAGCTACTAATGAAAAGATTACAATTACAATAGAATAAAAAAGGGGCCGAAGCCCCTAATATTATTTAGCGTCCTTTAAAAAAGCCGCAACTTCATCCCAGTCTTTAAAGATCAAGACTTCGTTAAGCTGTGTCTTTGTTAAAATATCAATCTTAGTACCATTTAAAACATAACCATTGTTTACTTTGGTAATTTGAACGTTATCAAATTTCATACTATCTCCTTTAAAAATTAACTACAACTCTAACTAAAAATAAATCAATCACTAGGTAAATATCTTCATTTTTAGGATCTACATCTTTACCGCTTACAAGTTCTATTCCAAAAGTACAACCTTGTATTAAATGAAATGTAGTATCCATTACTGTACTCCTACAATCTCACAAGCACCTGCAGTACAGCTGAGCTCTTGGGTGCCTGTGGTTGTATCTTCTTCCTCTTTTAAGTTACCCCAATCAATCAATGGGAAACTTGTTACAAAGGCATCATACTCTTCCTTTGTTATTTCTTGATAAGGTGCTTGTTTATATACATGATCTGAGTGTGGTAAAAGAGACACACCTGAAACATCACTGAAGTTATTATATATCCAATCACCTATAGTCAAGAATTCGTCATCTTTATAGTATACAGTAATAGATGGATTATGTTCTGTCCAATTCTTTTGATATACACTATAAAGTTTTAATTGTTCAATAGCATTTGTTTCATTACGAGTAACACCAGACTCAGTTCCTTTTTGAGGGAAACTAAATATAGTAATGTCATTAGGTTTAGTTACATCAGGTTCATTAGGAACACCTTGTGTTTTAAAGAATAATGTTAACGGATCTTTGTTATCCATGCGTACAGTCCTAATATAATATTGACTATATGCAGGATGAATCCCACTAGAACAACCAACCAATTGAGAGACAGTACCACTTGGCTTAACAGTAGTGATAGCAGCAGACACAGGAATACCGAGTCGTTCAGCCCATTCTTTATTGATCTTAATCGCATGTTCTCTTAGTTCTGTTAACCATTTAACTGTCTCCTCAGTAGGTTTACTAAGTACAGGATGGTCCATAATACCCGTCATGCTTACACCAAGTAAACGTTCTTCTTCTTGATTACGTTTCCAATCACTTCTTAAGTATCTAAAGTTTGTAAGGGTGGATTGAAATGTCCCGATAATTGTTGCGACCCTAACTTTTTCTTTAAGGTTAGCAAGGGTATCGTTCTCTCTGATGACAATTTCACTGAGATTACAAAGCCCTTTAGATCGCAGGATAATTTCTCCGCAAGGGTTTGTACCGTACTCAAAGCCATCAACATCTCGTCTTCCGTTAGAGCTTGCTTTTTTTGTAGCTGCAACTCTATTAAATAATCCTCTTTCTCCACTTTTTGATTCATATAATGTTGTCCATTCCTTTAAGAAAATACCTACATCAGGTTTCTCAGTATAGGCTACAGAGTTATTGGCAAGTGCACGTTGCACATCAGATTCCCACCAGGCTCCGTTCTTTGCATTACGCATCCTATCGTCGGTGAGGTTTGACAAGCTGATAAGAGCTGACCTACGCACACCGCCAACAATAACAATATCAGCAACTTTACATACGATGTCATGGCATTCTAAGCTGTTAAGCTTTCTCCCTGCTGCTTTTTTAAAAGTATGAACCGTAAATTGGAACAGGTCCTC